TTTTTTTTTTTTTTTTTTTTTTTTTTTAATAATACAAGTTCTTACCCACACACGCCCGACAAGACACAAAACAGTTTATTACGCAGGTGCGGCAGCCCCCATCTTGAAGTATGATGAAAAGTTGCCAGCGGTTTGTGAATCGATGTAAACGACGGATGGAACGCCACTGAAGGCGCCAAATTGGAAGTCGTCTGCGGCTGCGACGCCGAGTAGGTAAGATGAGTCCGTGCCGCCGACATTGGTCCAAACCGTAAGGTTCAGGTTGTCATTTGTTGTGCCGGCGACAACGGTGCGCATGCGTGAAGTGACCCCATAGTAAGGCAGACGTGAATAGTTGGGCATGGTGTTCTCCAATGAGTAGGGGAAATAGCGCGTGTCTGCTATGTTTTCCAGGGGTCCAAATGTGAGTGAAGCTTGAAAGTCGCCTCTATTGCTGGTGGTGGTACCAGCGGGAACTTGTCGAACAAGCATGCCCCCCCGATAGAGGGAGTAAAGCGAGCTGACGAGAGCGACAATGGATGTGCCTGGGATGGGATCGTTTCTGGAGCCGGGGCCAGGTACGAACTGGGCGAGTTCGTAGAAAGTTGGGCGTGCAGCTGAGAGGATGCTGCGGGTACCAGAAGTGTTGGTGGTGTACGTCCACTCGGGACGCATGAGGAGTTGTTTGAAGGAAAGGATGCGTTCTCCAACGGAACGTTTGACAATGTCGAGATTGACCTCGTCTTCGCCCATCTGGGCGATGACAGCGCCAGCAGCCGGTAACGGCACAATCTGGGGGGTCACTGGTACGCAGAACTCAAGGCCGCACTTGGAGAATACCTCTACCGCCACAGGGACGTTTTGAGGCACATTGTCGGGGCCATAAAGAGCATCTACGATGCGAACAAAGACAACGCCGGTGGAGTTTTGGGCAGGGTAGTTGACAAGACCCGCCGCGCTCATGGTAATAGGATATGCGTTCACGTTACACCAATCATAGGGGTAAGTGTACGGCACAACCAAGTCGACTTCCGTTGTAGTGCGGAGATCGACGAGGATAGAGTCGTAATCGTAGCGTGAAGTGGGGTTTGGAGCCAGAGCGGAAGCGGAATTGGTGTTGACGGCGTCGGGTGAGGGGACAAAGCCGATAAGCACCTTGCCAGCATGAAATTTGGTGGTTGCGAATTTGAACCGGAAAACGAGGTCACCACGCCACCTGCCGAAGAAGAATGAGGCGAAGGCAGTGGGGCTAGGATAGAAGCCCAATTTGTTGCCGGTGCCTCCAGGTGGGAACCCAGTAATAGGAGCTGGGACCTGGCTGAATCCGTTCGCAGGATGTTGGAAGATGAAGTTGACGGGGTTGACGGGGCAGCTCCACTTCACAGTGCCGGACACGTCAGTAGGAACGATGGTGAGTTGGGCAATAAGGCCGGGTTTGCACGTTAGGTAACAGAGTGACATTTCATCGATATCTGTATTGGCGAGGTTGTAAGGTTCGACCTCGTTGTTTGCGTACATAGCCATCGGCTGTGCGTAGTCTGCGTCTGCACACGTGTTCATTCCGCGACACGTGGACATGCCCATAATGCCCATGTAGCTGCCATCGGTTGGTTTGGACCACCCGAAGTAAGCCGCAAGGGCAGTGATACCGCCAGTTATCCAACTGACGGGACGCGCAATGGCCGAAATTGTGGGGATCGCTGTGGCAGCATATGAAGCGACAGCGGTAGCCGCACCAAAGAACTTGGTGACGGGGCCCACTTTTTCTGGATCCTTGCCCATCTGCGGTGTTGAGACCACAAGTGGGGTTGAGCGCGATATGGGTTCAATGTCTTCCAGCCAGCAGTAAATAGCCCATGTGGGGACGGAGGTGACGGTGGAGTCCCATTGGACAGGAAGGTATGGAACGAGGTTGATGAGACCGACGTATTGGCTCTCGAAGCCACCTGCGACGACGGTATAGAAGTCGATGTCGTTGAGCCACGGGACCCGGATTTCCGCTGCAGCAGCCTCAGAGAGGTTGACTTCCACATTTTCGACTTGGCAAGCGGTGGGTCGCCCGATGGCTTTGACGGAAGATGGTGTGAGCAACGGGTAGTATGAAAATTTGACAATACCTGAAACCTGCGGAGACGCAACAATCTCTAAACGGGCACAGAAGGTCGCACGGAAACCGAGGGCTCCGGTGATGTTGGAGTTGAGGAGTTGACGGTAAGTTGGAGGGAACAGAGGAATTGTTTGAACCGTGCTTGTCGAACTAAGAGTAAACACGCCAGAATAAGCAAGAGAAGGACGCTGAACGTAAGACAAAATATCAGAATGTATTTGCCCCCCCCTGTAAATGCTGTTGGTGAATCCGACGTGAGAAACTTTCGGTGCCTCTGTAACAAGCGTGGTAACTCCGTGAGTGGATGGGCCGGCTTGAAAAGCCATGTCGCCGGCATCGTTGGTGGTGGCTTCAGAATGGGTGAGGTTTTGGGTTGTTGATTGATGTGTAATTTTTTCCATGATGTGTTGGGGTGTTTGATTAAATTGAAGGGTGGATAGTCGAACAATGCTCATGGTAGAACACAGCGTCGCACACTGTGAGCTGACCCGTAGGCCAATATGCAGAAATTGGGATGTTTACACGTCGTCGCCGACGTCACTGCTCCAAACAGGCTCGTACTGCAAGTACATCTGGTTGTAGATGTTGTAAGTGCTGCGAGCGCCACACGTCAAGACGGCATCTGAAATGCCATGCTGTTGCCAGCATGCCTGTATCTTCTCCAGGCGCTCCTTGAAAACTGGGAAAGGGTAGGCGGAGAGCTCCATGAGCGCGGCGTTGGTCACCGCACGTAAGTGCTCGACTGCATCCGTCTTGCGCATCTTCCAGTTAAACATGTCTTCAATGCTCTTAAGCTCGAGCTGGGCGTAGACATATCCGTCGCGCTCCACAAACTTGCGCTTGATGAAACCGCACTCTGAAAGCGGCTTGAGCTTGTACAGTACACCGTCTTTCGTCTCAGACGTGTATTCAATGTGAAGCTCATCCCGACAGTAATCGTGCATGTATTCGAGATGGAAATCCAGGTGCTTGTCATCAGGTGCAGCCCTGTTGTCGTCGCCGTAGACGGCCAAGTCAACATGGTTGCGGAAGTCTCCAACTCTTTTGAGCCCATACTTGTGGACCCAGGCGAGACGGAAGACGACCTTGTTGTAGATGCTATTCAGCACACTGGTGAGGGGATGGCCAGATGGCATTGAGCCCGATGCGCGGTAGACCGTGTCACTCACATACGAATCACCACCGAGGTGGAGAGCGCTGTAGGTGTCACGACCAATGCCGTCGAAAACGGCAGCATGCTTCGGGTACTCTGGCATGTTGTTGCAGATGGCTTGCCAGATGGCCTTCATGATAAAATAGTTTTGGCTCTTGTCGAAAGCAGCGAAATCACCGGAAAACCCAAGTCCTTGCTTGTTCATGTTCATGCTGCGGCGATGGATAAGCGCAGCCTCACCGGAGTATGGGTTGACTCCGATCATACCGCCATGTCGCTGACGGTTGAGCATGTACTCGCTGACAAATCCGCTGAAGTGTCGGCGGACGAGGATGACGTACTCCAGAGGAGCGGCAGAAATTAAGCGTGTGTCGGCAGAGGCGATCTTCTTCTCAGATCGAACCTCAGCCTTTCCGACGTCACGGAACACAGCGCCAGGCAAGCCCGTGTAGGGAACGAGCGTGCCATCGACGTAGGACTGGGCGAGTTGGTTCGCCATCTGGACCACCCTGCGAGCGTTAGGGTTGTCGGTGTCGTACGGGCCGGAAGCACCATATATGGGCCGCTTGTTTTGAAACTCACGGCACAATGGGTAGCCTGGCGACTTGTTGCGCGCGACACCTTTTTGAAAACGCTCACCGGGAACACCAGCGGCAGCCTCAGCGTCAGTTATGCTCACCAGTTTTGCGGGATCGAAAAACTCAAAGATCTCCCGCACGACCACGTTAACAACGTCAACGTAATCTTTTGGTGGCGCATGCTGGACGCGGGCGCACGAAGCGATGCCCTTGACGATCGGGTCAACCTTGATTCCATCAATGAGGACAGGACGTAGGACTGCTGGGCCCCCAACGGGTTCTCGCAGCAGGCCCGCGTATGGTGTCTTCTCAATTGGCTGTCGCGACCCGTTGTGAATGGGCTCGACCTTGCCGATGAACTCATGACCGTGGAATTCCGCCTTGGTGAGGAGATGGCACAATGGAGAAAAGAAGCCATGGCCAATGCCGTTAATGCGACCAGCGACGTGAAAGCCCACGAGTCTCGCCGTATTGCGTTTGTCGATTGCAATAAGGAAGGAGCCGCAGTCCCCCTGCGTGGTGGAAGCGTCATGCGCAACAAGGTTGCGCTGGACGTTGGTGCCCTCGTAGACTGTGGAGCCATACTTGTGCACGGTCGTCAGCTTGGTGTTTTCCATATTGACCATGTAGCAGCGCGTTGCTGGGTTGGGTCTTCCGATATGGCACCAAATGGACGGCCTGAACGTCTTGACGGAGTAGATGGCGATGTCCGTGACCGGGTCTTCGTACTTGAGGTTCTCGAGTTTGAGTACGACATCGTGAGCGAGCGCAAACAGTTTTGCGTGACGCCGGTTGGCTTCGACCTTGAAGTGATGAGGAATGGCGATGGTGTTGTCGTCGAGGGCCAGCCCGTACCCAGCCTTCAAGCCGGGCTCGTTCTGGTCCGTGCGAACAGCAATGAGGAACTGGTTGCGGGCAATGCGGTCCAGAACTTCATCACCTGTTTCCCCGATCTCCGCTTTAACTGTGCTAATGTTGACACGGTCCTTCTTACCAATGCCAAAGAGTTTTCCAAACTCGGATATAGCTTTCTTGCACAGTTTGATCACGGCGATGATGGCGAGGCCACAGGCAGCGATTCGGAACGCGTTCTTCCGCAGGCTTTTTCCCAAAACTTGTATTTCGTCTTTGGCTGTGTGAAAGCCTTGGCGTACGACGTGGGACGCAAGCATGCGTGGAAGAAACAGCAAACCGGCAGCGGCCACAGTGAGTGGAGTGAACAAGCCCTCCGCACGGACCACTGTGACAGGGTCAGGCGGAGGTGCCGATGACTGGGTGGGCTCAACAGAGTCCGAAGAAATTGTTGGACCAGGAGGATCAGGTTGCTGGTCCACAACCGACGCGTACGTACGTGAAATCACAGAGCGATCATTCACAGTGCGCGCCTCGAAGAAATTGCTGCGTGCGCGATAGTCGTTGATGATGACGCGCACGAGCTCGGTGAAGTTGATGGGGTCGCCAACAGGCACACTTGTCATGGGTGTCTTGGCGTTGGTAGCGCCGTTCACACTGGTAGACCAGGTGAGTTTTTGGAACACCCATGTCTCATCCGGGTCACAATCTGGGCTGAGCGGAATGTCTGGGTTCTTACGCGTCACCTCATACCAGTGAGGCAGACGCGAAACCAGAGCAAGCGGACTGACCATGACCTTGGTGAGAAAGTCGAGCGACTTGAGGTTTGACGTAGCAAGCAAGAAGCTGCTGCAGAAATGGAAACGCCCTTTCAGGGGCAGCGCTGCCATGTCAAGTGGCCAGGGCCACTGGTTCCCTCCACGGATGAGATTCATGATCTCACTTTGTTGGTCGTTGGGGCTTGGGAACTTCTGCAGGAAATCGTCAAATGCGGTGATGAGTTGGTTGCTGTAGCCGTCGGCAAAGTTGGAAGCGGTCATCTGGTAGATGTGTTTCTCCATCTCTGCAGTGCTCATGTTGGGATTCTTCATGACGACAGCGACGATAGTCTTCGCAAGCATTGCTGCTAGCGTACTCTTGCCGATGCGCGTCTCACCACTGAGCATGATGCCGACAGGCTCCATGCGAATCTGACCGGGGAAGGTGAAAGCGGGGAACAACTTAGCTGTGGCGTCCAGCTTGTCGAGCACCTTGCCAATGCGGGCGTACTCCACGTCCGTACTCTTGTAAAGTGCTCTCAGGTTGTGTCCCTCCGCAATGTAGCTGTGGAACAGAGCGTTATTGGCCGGATCGGGTGACCCATCAACGCTCATGACGCGCGCGAACTTCTCGGCGTCGATCAACCACTTGTTCACAGCTGCGTTCTCCGTCAGTGTCCAGCGTACTCGGTGCTCGGTGAAACATGACAACACCATGTTGACGAGGTTCTCCAGCGCACCTTTCGTGCCTTCCAGAAGGGCTTCCAGCCCTGCGACAAAACGGGTGTGGTTGATGATGCGATACCCGATTGGAAACCTGCGCATGAGTATGGCGCTGGCAGCAAAAGCAATCCACGTGAACGGTCCTTGTGCGTGGACGCCAGTCTGCCCCAGGTCCCACAAATTCTTCATGATCTCGAACAAAGCAACGCCCAAAACTGTTCGGGTGCCCTTGAAATAAAGCAAACCGAACATGAGCCAGTTGGGAACAGAAGACATGCGCTTGATGAACAGACAGGCGACGATGACAAGCATGACGTGGTGGACCCAGGGATTGTCCTGGAAGAACTCCTTCAAAACCTCGAAAAACTGCTGGAACACCTTGAACAAAATACCGAGGAACTTGTTGACGGTACTCTTGGTAGGATCTGAGGATGTTTTCTGATCTGGTGGTGGTAACTCCTCGAGGTAACCAGCGACGCGCTCGTAAGAATCTTCCACGTGGCTGCCGCAATCCATTTGCGGACGGCTGCGCGGTACGTACTCCCCTGGCTGCGAATTGTTAGGCTGGCGACCAATGTACTCCTGACGTCTCTTGAGGTATACGTCGATGTCGGACTGACGCGCGATGAGTTTGTGCATCACGACCTGGTCAAATGGCCTGCTGTAGTCAAGGCACATTGTCCAATCGTCCGGAACGTTGAAGTTGAACCGACGAAGTACGATCTTGGCCGCCTTGTTGAGGTATAGCGAGCCAAAGAACAAGCGATCAAACTGGTTGGAGCGCCACGGATTGAGAGCAAGCACGCCACGGAACGCGGCCTCCTGATCGCTTCGGCCAGCCGCATTGCGGCAGGCGTAGACGAGCTTGAGAACGTCACCGTAGGTCTGCGTGGGCTGCACGGCACGAGGCGTTGAAGGTTGAGAAGACGGACTGCATGAAATCTTGCGCATCATGGCCACGTACCGCGTGTCGTTTGACATTTTGACCCTGACGGGCCGCAGCTCTCGCGTCACAACTTGTGCGAACGTGGAGGTCGGGATGTCAATGCGCGCTGCGAACGGAAGAGAAGACATTTGTGGCTCAGACCGAGGTAGCCGTGTGAGGCGGTAATAGTGCTGGTCGATTTGCCAAGTACGTAAAGTAGTGGCGTACTTCTCTGGATCGATGGCGTACCGGATGCGAACAGTGAGAAGGTTCTCGCTGAACGAACAGGAATCGAGGACAGGCTTGAGCCCCGCAACAGTGGCGATGGCCGAGCGCGGCGACGAGCGGATGCCATACGTGACCTCGCGAAAGGGACTGAGCGGATCCTTGTTGGGATGGTGCTCCATGTATGACTCGCCGAGCATCACAGACGCATGAAACTCGCGATAGGCCGTGTAGCCCAAATGCTCGAAGGTGCGTGACAGGTAATCCTTGGCCTTAGGGGGCGCGTACTCCTCGTAGTTAAGATACGAGACGGGAATTTGATCCCTCTTCAGCGCCCAGGCGATGGGCATTTGTGGAACGACACCAACGCCTTTGATATCGACGTCGATGCCTTGCTGCTTGAAGCGATGAAAACCATAATCCGACGGATCGGGGTGTACCCCGTACGAAACCTTGTCGTTCTGCAACGAAGGGAACAGAAACACAGACAAATCACTGGAATTTTGGACACATCCGGAAGAAGCAGAATCTGGCGAGAAATTGTCACTGGAAAGGGGCACAGAATCGGAAGCAACTGAAACGTTTTTGTGAAAGTGATCCATGATGTAATCGTCTTGAGGCGACCAACCTGGAATTCCGAAACCATGACGACTTGGATGTGAGCTCAGGCCAGCGGCCGCCCCCACTTGCAACGCAAACACCATCGTACGTGTAAGCGTTTCGGCCCGTAGGCGTTAGAGACACATGCGAAAGCGCGTATAAAATGTGAAACTTCGTGTGGTTTTGAGCGCAACTACGTAGCCAACACAGTACGTCGTGTCAGACACAGTAGTTACTTTCCACCTAAGAAACACTTAGATTTTTGGCGCGATGATGGCCCCCTTTAGATTCGACACCACTACACTAACAAAAGTTGAAAGGAAATATCTAACAAACTAATCCCAAAGAAGATGACAACATGTCGACATAAAGTACGGCCGACAAACCGAAAAGATGTTGTACCATTAAAGAAAGACCCTGGTAGGCAAAAATGGGAGGAAGGGGTATGAAAACTGAGAGTACAGTTATGGACCAGGTTAGGTATGGTGAAGCAATGGATCAAAGCGAAATGTATGGAAATAGCGATGAGTATTGGCAACGAGGCTTGCAAGGTCCGTCGTTGTAGAGGGGGGGTGGTTTTTGTGGTTGTAAAAAGCGGCGCAAAGAAGCGTAGACATGCGCTGGGATACCGCAATCGCCAAAGGTTGATTACTTA